GCATTTTTGACTCGTTTTTGCAAAAATTTGTCCAATTCATCCGTCAACTCATTTCTATAAGCTGTTTGTAACACCCAATCAGTGTCACACTCATTTGACGTTTCCCACTCAGGTTCAATGTCATTCACTTTGGCATAATATTCTTCCCACTGTAAAAATCGATATGGAACATTTTTCCTCATACAAGCAGATCTTAAACGAGGCATCCATTCATCAAATTTTTCGCGCCCGTGCAATGATAATTCACGCAACGCAACATCTATATTTGCCATTGTTATATCCATTGACTGAGTTCCCTTCTTTGTCCACTGTGGGATTTCCAAAATAACGTCCATATCTAATGGAGCCACATGGCGTTGTAGCACATCACAAAACTTAAATTTACGTTTCAAATAATTAACCTGCTCCAAATCGCGAATAACTACTATTTGTCCTGTTTTTAATTCATCAGTGTACACATGACCAAAAACCAATAACGCATCAGTAAGAGTTGTTTGATTAAACCATCCAACAATCAACTGACTTACCGCTATTAAATTGTCGTCACCATAAGCTACCATTGCCACAAATTTATTAAAACATTCCATATTTGCCAATCCTGCTCCAAGTTGTCTTTTTGCACATTCCAAATATCCCATTCGCACAATAACAGCACCATATATCGAATTCAATACGGCCGTTAAAGGACATCCTGATGGTTGTGAATGATTAGCTTGCCACACCGTTTTCCCACACAAATGAACAGCATTCACAATATGGGTCCACAATGTGTACCGAATAGTGGTATTCTCTTCTCCATCATCATACCAATCATTAATAGCATCCAAGATTGCCCACAAAACCTGTGACAGTAACGAACCATCGAAATTTTCGTAATCTCCTGCTATAACATTACAATGTTTCTTTCCTTCCGCATCTGTCCATCTGCCTTTTGAAAACAATTTCCGAACTATTTCTTCAACATCTGTAGAGAACACATTTGTACCCACACTCACATCGTTGGCATTTCTTCCTTCCATAACATGTGCAGCAAATCCTAAGAAATACTTACGAATTGCTAATGTTAAATGAACTGGACCAGCTGTAAAAACTCGTGTTTTTCCTGATAACACTTTAGCAATTGGTCGTCGTTCATCTTTCAATGTATCCGTCCAATACACATTCGCCTGAATTCCCTTCTGACAATCCGCAATGAGTTGATCAACATCCGCAAATATACGTTTTGCTTGAGGGGTATCCAATGT